TTCGACCCAACGAAGGATACCGACAACATGCTCGGCAGCCGATGGCTATCCAAAGGTGGATCCTGCGTGTGGGTAGGCTCATCGGGCCTCGGCAAATCTGTCCTCACACTCCAAGCCGCCATGACCTGGGCAGCAGGGTTACCGTTCTTCGGCATTCAACCCAAGGGCAAGTACACCTCACTGATCATTCAGGCGGAGAACAACTTCGGGGATGTAGCCGAAACCGTCCAAGGCGTTCACAAAGGGTTAACCGCCGAATGCCCGGAGATTAACTTTCAGGAGGTCACCGACAAGGTCACTATCGTTCGCATGGTCAACAAGGCAGGGCTGGAGTTCTTTGCCGCACTCCGCAATCTACTCGCCGATTACCAACCCGACATGGTGTGGATCGATCCACTACTCTGCTACCTCGGAGGCGACTCCAATAGCGCCGAGGATGTTGCCATGTTCACCGGGCAGATTGATGAGATCGCTCAGGATACCGGCACACTCTTCCACCTCATCCACCATACCGGCAAACCGAAGACCTCCAACGATACAAAGGGATTCACCACATCTGATTTAATGTACGCTGGGTTAGGCTCTAGCGTCCTCACCAACTGGGCAAGGGCAATCATGGTCTTGCAAGGTGAAAGGGGCGAGGAGGGCACGTTCCGCCTCACTGCGGCTAAGAGAGGGAAGCGGGCCGGCATGGAACATGACCACTCAACCGCTAGTGAGTACATTTACCTGGAGCATAGTGATCAGGGACTGTGTTGGCTGCCATCAGAGTATGAACCAGAAGAGAAGAAGCAAGCCGGGCGGCCTGGCTTCAGGGCAAGTATGCTCCGCCAATGGCCCAATGAAGGACTCACTCAGAATGAGGCTATGAATCTATTCTCACAAACTCACTTCAATGAGATTGGAAGAGAGCCAACCGAGGGTGCCGTCAAGCAAGCGATCTACTTTTACACCAAAGAGGGCAGCCTGACCCGGAAGGATGGCAAGATTTATAAGCCAATGACGGTGGACAGCAGTGGACAGAATGATGGGGATAAGGGGCATGAATGAGGTGTCAGTAAATAGTTTACTTACACTAACCGAATTTAATTACTGTTAGTGTCAGTAAATACCCCCCCTAAAGGGGGGGGGTTTAATTACTGACAGTTAACTAACGCCGCGAACGAATTATGAATGAAAATGAAGAAAGCAAACCGAAGCCAAGGAAGAGGGTGAACCCGAAGAAGAGACCGGGCAACTCACTGACGGCTGCCAAGGCAATCATCGCCATGCCCGATCCATCGAGCATCGATGTGAAGGATCTCATTCCTGCCAGCGTGAAGGAAGAAGCTGAGAGGATTAAGGGTGACCGAAGGGCAGAGGCAATCAGCAAGTACACATCTCAGAACGTGGAGGCGATATTGCGCAACGTAGCAATTGGACTGCCCGAAGGGAGAGCAGCACAATTGGCCGGCATTAGCCGGGAAACGCTGAGTAAGTGGAAGGGTAAGTGGGGTGACATGAAACACGCTCTCGCGCATGCGGAAGCAATTGCCCAGGATGAACTGTATGGCGTGGTGCGCAAAGGCTTCGCTAAGAACCCACGATTAGCGTTGGAAGTGCTAGAGCGCCGCTTCCCGAACGACTGGGCATCACACAGCAATCACAAGGTAGCCGGCGTTATGATGCAGACGCAGATCAGCCCGGAGATGCTGGCTGGATTGCATGGTGCCAGGATGGACAGGGATGGATCGACGGATGAAGTATCCCCTGATTCCCCTCAGCAAACCATTGATATATAATGCTCAACGATACCATGCTAACCGTTACGCTAACAGATACCCACCCGGAATCGTGTGGAATCATGGGTCAAAAGATGTCCCACCACAACCTGTTGTGTGTGTCAAGCAGTGCCATACCACCGCTGGGGCACAAGATGTGGGGGGTATGCCAAACCGCACCACAAGATGTTGGGGGGGTGGGGCACCCCAGCGCAGCGCGGCGCTATCAGCCCCCCCACCCCCTTTCCCACCCCTCGCGTAAGAAAATTCCCTTGTCACAGATTATGCCACTTCGCGTTACAAAGAGGCTACTCCCCCTCACAGCCCCTCACAGACATTTTATGTCCCACACCAAGGACACACGCAGTCCCACCAACAAAACGCCCCCTACACCCCTTCACGGGTCAGCAATGATGGCTTGTGAATACAACCACCCACACAAAACATAAATGAAAACAGAACTTGAATTACTTGGCTCCAAAAGATTGAGAGCGGTTACCCTTCGCCGGGGAGGCATGACGTATCGAGAGATTGGTGAGAAGATTGGGGTTGGTCCCCAAAGGGCATCGCAAATAGTTGCCATAGGTGAGAGAAGGTTAAGGCTTCGGGAGGCTGGAGTGGATGCGGTTGAGCTTGGTGTTAGGGCAGGGAACTGCCTGAACAATGCTGGCATTGGTTCCGGTCGTAAGGATGTCAGGGAAGCGATTGACAGCGGGGTTTTGCACCCAAGTAAATCGATAAGAAATTACGGGTGGAAGACTCACGAGATTTGTTGTGAGTATGCCGGCATACCTCTCCGGCGGGGGAAATTGTTTCCAAGTTTGGTGGCCCTGGCAAGGGCAATGGAAAGGCTTGAGCGATTAAAGGCTGAAGTTGTGAGGTTGGAGGAGAATATTGAGGCCATCAGCCAATCACCCGTGATCGACAAAGCCATTACCCAATCAGGAAAGGAAGAATTATGAGTGACAAGATATTACCGGAACGCACCCCGAACGAGATTAGGGATGATGCGATGAAGTGGTTTAGTCAGGTTGCCCCTGCGAAGTACGATGACGGTCAGGCTAGGCAGGAGGTGACCAGTAATCTGGATCGCCACCCCAACCTGATTGGTGCGCTTGGGGAGGAATTGACTGATGGCATATTTTATTTGCGGAGTTTGGCTCGTCAGATTGATGAGTTGGAGTTGCAGATTGATAAGCTGGAGAAGCGAAACAAATATTTGGAGGAGATGATAAAGCGATGAGTGAAATTGATTGGCCTGAGATAACGGTGGAAAACGATAAGGAGAGGCAATGGGGTCACCCATTACCACTCAGGTATTATTTGTTTGAGGATGAAAACCGTAGGGCGCCACACGGCACTTGGCAGGGTGAGGGGTGGGTTGTGCTGGACCGGCAAACGGACTTCGCGGTTACGAAACCGTACAAGCGCAAGCATGATTGTGTGCGTGGGTTTTTTACTGGGGTAAGGAAGGGAAAGATTAAATTGGAGTGGCCAAGCAGGAACACAAAGCAATGAATGACAAATATGAAGACCAGCCTTTTATCTGGCGCGAAGAGTGGACGACGGATGACATGCGCGAAATGATTATTGTGAGATTTGACAGAATTGCCCGTGAGCGATGGGACAAGTCGAAAAAGCCCCGCACACTCGATACGATAGGAGAGATGGAGGCGGCTGCTGTTGATGCGTTTTTTCGAGCGTTTGAGCTTCGGATGAAACGTGCGAAGGCATCTGTAAAGGCCGGCTGGTTGCATGAAATCCCACCCGAATAAATTATGAGCGCACCCACCACTAAAACCAAGAAGCTGGATCCATCGGTGACGGATCTGGAGAACTTTTCCAAGGACATATTTGGGATGGAGTTGTACCCCTGGCAGAAGAAATCGATGCAAGGGATTACGGGGAAGGGAGGTCGGAGTAAGGTTGCTGTGAGGGCGGCCAATGGTTCGGGTAAGACGACTCACTTGGCGGCGCCGGCAGCGTTGTGGCATGCGTTGATTTATCCTAACTCGATTACGATTACTACGTCCGGGGTTTACCGTCAGGTTAAGGAGCAGATGTGGCCTTGCATCCGATCCTTGTCGGCCAAGGTTAAGGGTTGGGGGATCCAGGTGAACCAGACTGATTTGGTGACGAGCGCGGGGAGTAGGATTATTGGGTTTAGCACGGATGACCCCGGAAGGTTTGAGGGTTGGCATGCTGATAATTTGATGATCATCATTGATGAGGCCAAGACGGTTTCCGATGGAATATTTGAAGCGGTTGCGAGGTGTCAACCTACGCGCCAATTGGTGATCAGTTCGCCCGGAGGTACGAGCGGAGAGTTTTGGCGGATCTTCAACAAGCAGCAACACTTGTGGGACTTGCATAAGGTGACCAGTTACGATTGCCCACACATTTCTGAGGCGTGGATTGATGAGCAATTTGATCGGTGGGGTAAGGATCATCCGTTGATCAAGTCGATGATCTTCGGTGAGTTCATGGAGATGGATGACGAGCGGTTGGTGGTGCCATTTCCGGTTTGGGATAATTGCCGAACCAGCCCACCGCAGGAGAGTGGGCGGGATGTTTCGTGTGGGGTAGATTTCGCCGGCGGTGGGGATGAGAATGCAATGGCGATTCGCCGCGGCAATAAGATTGAGAAGATCATCACTTGGCGGGATAAAGATACGATGGCGAGTGTGGGGAGGTTTATCATTGAGTTCAAAAAGGCCGGCCTAAAGGAGGAGGAAATTTATTGTGATGTTGGCGGGTTAGGATTGCCAATGGCCGATGCGCTGAGGGAGGCGGGTTGGAATTGTCACCGCGTTAACTTTGGTGGACGGGCACAGGATTCTGATGTCTACACGAACCGCTCCGCTGAGATGTGGTTCACCGTTTCCCGGTTGCTGGATAAGTGCGAAATAATTATGCCCGACGATGAGGTGCTGGCGCAGCAGTTGACCAGCCGCCGATGTTCGGCCAACAAGAATGGTAAGCTGAATCTGGAGAGTAAGACGGAGATGAAGGCGAGAGGGTTGGCTTCACCGGATAGGGCGGATGCGGTTGTGTTGGCGGTGGCGGCAAAGGGTTCCATCGATGACATGTTGGTGGAGTATGTTAGGCCGAGCCTGACTGAAATATTTGCCGATATGAGTGCTGGTGATGCCTTGCCGGAAGGGATGGATTGTGGAGGATAATTTTTACGGAAATTAACCTTCGCCTTCGGCTACGGTTAATTTTGTCCACCCCTGTCTACTGAAACGACTCTTGTAACCGCTTTTCTGTAGACAGCACCGGGCGGGTATCGTCATATCCTAATGAATGGGGAAGTTATCTCGCAATGACTTACATGCAGCGTGTTTGGATGACCTGAAAGACCGCTCTCAGTGGGACACGCGCCAGGGAATGTTCTACAAAATGCGGCACAATGGTTTGCGCCGCAAAACAAAGCCTTGGCCCGGTGCAAGTGATGCCCATTTTCCTTTGAGCGATACGGTGATCGGACGTTTAGCTCCGTTCTATTTCCAACAAATTTTCGCCACCGACCTTGCCGCGCAATTTACGCCGATCAGGGATAAGACTCAGGCATTTTCCAATGCGGCGGCGCAGTGGTTTGACTACCAACTCAAGCAGAAAACAAATTTAGAGACTGAAATTCTCGCTTGCATTGACTTTATGCTGATGAGCGGGCGGGGGGTGATGAAAACCTACTGGGATGAGGACAAGAAGAAGGTCCAATTCCAGAACATCGACCCCCAGCACATCATTGTCCCGACCTGGACCCGCGACCTGATGGATGCGGACCGCATCGTTCATGTTCAGCACTATTCGCAGGATTCTTACCGGCGCAATTCACTTTTCAATCAGGATGAGGCGCTGATCAAGCGCATCACCGGCGCCGGCACGGATGTACGCGGGGATAACCAGAAAATTCAGTCCCAATATCAAAGGGAAGGGTTAACCTACAATGAAGAGGACTACATCATCATTTGGGAAGTCTGGACAAGGGACGCTGATGCCAATTGGAACTGTGAGACGTTCTCTCCATTGCGTCCTGAAGAGGATATTCGCAAGCCTTACAAGTTGGGCAAGGAATATTACAACCGCCCACCCTTCTGCCAGTTTGAGTACGAGATTAAGGACGGGCGCTGGTACTCGCCGAGGGGCATCACCGAAATCGTTGCGGTGCATGAAGCAGAATTAACAAAGACGCTTAATGAAAAGAATGACTATGCAACGCTAGTCAATCGCCCCCTGTTTCGGTCATCCCGCGAGATCCCCAATGCGGCTAACTTAAAATTTTCACCGGGGCAAATACTTCCTTACGATATTCAGCCCATCACCATGCCGCCACCTCCGGTTTCATTTGATCAATCGATGATGTTCACCCGCGACATTGCCGAGCAACGGGTGGCGACACCTGACTTTGGAATGTCGCAATCACTTCAGAACACCGAGCGGCGCACTGCTACGGAAATAAACCAGATAAGTAATTTATTTAGCCAGAGTTCGGATTTGCGTTTGCGCATTTTCCGAATCGGGTTGGGCCGCCTGTACAATATGGCTTGGGATTTGATGCGGAAGCACTCCAAGGGCAGTTTGAATTATTGGTACGAGGATACCGTGAAAGAAGTCCCCGGCGCCGCGCTGGGTGAGCAGTATCATGTGCGCCCAACTGGAAGTGCTGACGGCGTGAATCGCGATTTCATTTATCAGCGCAGTGTGAACCGGATGCAGATGTTTGCCGGGGATCCATTCATCAATCAGGGTGAATTGCGCAAGTCAGTTTTGGAGGCGGACGATGTGGCGCTGGTGAAACGGTTGTACACAGATCCGGGATTGCAAATGGCGGATCAGGCAGAGGATCAGGCTAACGAATTAACCTTCATGCGGCTGGGATTCCCGGCGGTGGTGAAGGACTTGGACGATCACGCAACCCACATCCGAACAGTGCTTGGTTACATACAGCTTTCAAGTCAATCAGACCGGCAACTTGAACCAATGGAAATGCAACGCATCCAGGAGCATATTAAAGCTCACCTGGAGTTGCTTCATAAAAAGGACAAAAAAGCCGCCAAGGAATTGGAGGCGGAAATTGCCGGTCTGTTGGCTGCCTCGCAACCAGCGGACGATCCACAACAACAGGGAATGCCGCCGGGGATGCCGATGGAAGGTCCGCCTATGGGTGAACCACCAATGAACGCTGCCCCAATGGCGCAAGAACCCATGCCTCAAGGGGCACAACAAGTGGGGGCGAGTTATGCTGCGTAAGTTGCGGGCAGCCTTAAATTTTATGCGCCTCTGCGCATGGAACTGGGAGAGCATGCCAGAGTGGCGTGACCAGGATTCGGAGGCGATGCGTAGATTTTTCCAGGGAGACACCGGGGAGCGACTGAGGGTCACACTGCTCTCGATGACGGTGGCACAATCCCTGGACGGTACATCACGGGCGGGCAGCGATCTGGAGTTTCGCGCAGGATATGCCGCCGGTTTCAGGGGGGCGGTTGCATCGTTGGATGCGCTAATGGTTAAGCCGGTGGTCAGCGACCCGGATCACCGCCCGGATGTACCCACAGACGATTTGGCGTGGTTAAATAATCAGGAGATATAAAACTGATGGTAGAAGAACCGCAAATAGATGAGAGGAATGAGGCGCGTGAAAAACTATTGGTAGCCCTTGAGGCTGCCGACACGCCCCCCAGCGAGCAACCCAAAAAGTCTGAAGAACTCGCATCAGACACATCTGCTTCGGAAGAAGCTATCGACATGCCAGACCCGGAATCCGAAGTGAAAGCGGAGGTGACCGAGGAAGCTAGTGAACCGACTGAAAAGCCGGTCAGCAATCGGGAAAAGAAATCCCAGGAACGGATGGAGTTGAGTTGGAATAAAACCAACGAGGCAAAGGCTGAACTGAAAAGGGAACGGGAAGAGTTCGAGAATCAAAAGCAACAACGCTCTGATGATGGAACTTCACCCGAAGAGTATCGAGAACTGGCTGAACGCTACAAAGAGGATGGTGAGGGTGACCTTGCCGAACTTGCGGAGCAAAAGGCGAAAGAGGTTGAGGGGAGACGAGAGCAACAAAAACATCAGGATGTTGCGGATGGAGTTAAGGGTAAATGGGACGAGAACTTGAAGGATCTTCAAGCTCAATACCCCGACCTCAACGAATCCGACACCGAGATGAGCAGAGGCGTTGAACATGTTCTGGATCAACGTCCGTACCTAAAGGGTTACCCTGAAGGTATCCAGGATGCAGTTGAATTCGTTAACTCCAAGATTGCCTCAAAGAAGGTTGAGTCACTGGAAAAAACTAATGTCGATCTCAAGGCTGAGATCGATGAACTCAGACAACAAACAAGTGTTACCGGTTCGCCTCCAGCGCGGGAAGCTGCGCCCAAGAGTCCGAACGAAGGCAACCAAGAGCAAGTGAAGGGGAAACTTCTCGACGCGCTCAGGGCAGCCGACGATTCAGGCACAGGTATGAGGGTATTTCGGTAGCGTACAAATATAAGGGGTTAAATATCTATGGCTAACATGACAACCGGGACTGATAATCT